GTGGAAACGACTGCCGTAAATTACTTGAGTGTAGCCCCCTGATATTTGTGTCTTATGGGTAGGCCAGTTAATCACGACGTGAAGAGGGCGATGGCGGCCACGGGTAAATCCCGCGCCACCGTCTACCTTCAGCGTAAGAAGGTGGAAGCCCAGCCGCTCGTGAAGGCGAAGGGTGGCGGGCTGGACGTGGAGATCCAGCGGCTTGAGGATCTGGCAGCGAGCCTAGGCGAATCAGCAAAGGACGACACAAGGGCCGACCGCTCTGAACTGATCAGCAACTATACAAAGCTGGTCGAGGCGTTGCGTAGGATGAAGGGCGACCGGCCAGACATCGATCAGGCAGAGGGCACGATGGTGCCAGTGGACGAAGCCGACAAGGTACTGGCCGCAAGAGATAACGCACTTGTGCCACTACTCAAAGGGATGGCAAAGCGGTTGGCCCCGATCTGTGCCAATCGCCCAGCGGTTGAGGTTGAGGCCGAGGTCGAGAACGAAGTCGGGCAGATCATGCGCCAGGTTGAGGCAGCTTTGTGACCAAGGCTCAAGAGGAGCTGCGCCGACGGGCACGGATCCGCTGGCACTACGAAAAGCCGCCAGGGGTGATTGAGTGGGCTGAGCGAAACATCCAGCTAGATAGCAGGCTTACCGCTCGGCCGGGTTTATATAACACGACCTGGACGCCTTACGTGCGGGGCGTACTGGAAGCACTGGCCGATCCGGGCGTTCACACCGTGACGCTTTGCTGGGGATCGCAAACAGGTAAGACGCTGACGCTCGCCATCTGGCTGGCTTATAGAATTGCGAACGATCCCGCGCCGGCGTTGCTCGTTATGCCAAACGCGGATCTGGCTAGGTCATACAGCGAGACGCGACTGACTCCGATCTTTGAAAAGTGCAAGCCGGTGAAGCGACTATTCCCGCAGGATCTGGACGACCTGAAAATCTTAGAGATGCAGTTTGCGACGATGACGCTTTCTCTGGTTGGCAGTAACAGTCCGGCCAATCTTAGTTCACGCCCGATCTGCATCGCTGTTCTGGACGAGCTGGATTCTTTTGCAGCTCCATCCGAAAAGGATGCGGCCGCTTACTCCCTGGCGTTAGAACGGACAAAGGCGTTCCCACAACGTAAACACGTTCTGACGTCTACCCCGACGCTGAACACCGGCGACATCTGGATCAACTACCAAGCTGGGACGCAGGAAACTTTCCACGTCCCTTGCCATGCTTGCGGAGAGTTTCAGGCGATGGAGTTCGGACAGATCCGATGGGATGAAACGGCACGATCGGATGATGGGAAATGGGATATGCGAAAGGTGACCGAAACTGCATCCTACTATTGCACTAAGTGCGACGCTTCGTGGAGTGAGCGCAATCGCCGCCAGTCGATCGAGCAGGGTAAGTGGGTGGCGGCAAACGCAAGCTCGGAGGTTGGCCGTCGATCGTTCCGCCTGCCGAGCTGGTACTCGCCGACAATCACTTTCGCTGATTGCGCTAAAAAGTTCCTGACGGAAAAACATTATCTGCACGGCTTGCAAGGTTGGGTGAACGGGTGGAGCGCGATGCCTTGGGAAGATCAGTTCGACGACAACGAGCTAAACAATATCCCGCCCGGAGCGTTTGCCAAAAAGCAGGAATGGGAAACGGATCACATTAAGCTGGCTGCAATCGATAGGCAGATCGACGAGTTCTGGTTTGTGGTGCGGGCGTTCGCCAGGGATGGATCGAGCAGACTGATTGAGGAAGGCCGGTGCAGAACGATCGAGGACGTGGCTCACACGCTGGCCGAGCTAGGCGTGAAGAACATTCACACCTGTATTGATTCAGGATATGAGGCCCACGACACATACAGATTGGCGGCGCGATACGGATTCATTGCGGTAAAGGGTGAGGATCGCCAATACTACTATATCGAAAGCCAAGCCGGGCGGATGAAGTCGGTACACAGTTCCGATCAGCCGACGGATGCAGGCTGTCGCCTGCTCCTTCTCAGCTCGCCAGCCTGCCAAGATTTGCTGGCTTGGTTGCGGAGAGGGCAGGGGCCGCTGTGGGAAGTGGCCCACGACGTAAGCCCAGAATACCGCGAGCACATGGCCAGCCACAGAAAGGCGCATCGCATTAACCGCAAGACCGGCAAGGACGTTTATGAGTGGATTCGGGTAAAGGGTAGGCAAGACCACTTGTATGATTGCGAAACTTACTTGGCTGGATTTGCGGTGTGGGGGAAGGTGATTCAAGCGGAAGCAGCGATGGCACAGGAGGCGAAGGTATGATTGACACGATGGGAACGGAGTCGTGGATCGTGCTCTCCTTTTTTCCCTTTGGATTCAGAGCAGCAAAAACGCAACCGCGTTGCTGCTGGCCTTGGAGTCTATTGCCGCTGGGCAGGCAACCGTTTTTCAAAACGGAGGCCGGACAATGATTAACGCAAGCGTGGCTGGCAAATCCTTCAGCTACCAAGTCACCGCCGGCATTACGCCCGTCGAGGTGGCGAAAGCAGCCTTAGACGGCTGGCGTTTGATCCAAGGTAAAAACGACGCCGAGGTGACGGCAATCTTTACAGGCGATCAGAGTCTTGTTACCTACCCACGGTTTATGGAAACCACTTACTAAAATGGACATCGTCGGAAAAGTGATTTCGAGCTGGTCGCGCATGGTTAATGCCGCCCGGCACGATCCACGCAAACGCCGCTGGGTAGATGCCCAACTGGCCGACACAAAGCTGGATGTCAGCTCTGCATCCCGTCAATCGATCGCCGCTCTTTCCCGCTGGCTTTGTTACAATAGTGCTATCGTTCGCGGGGCGATCGATACGATGACGCGGAACGCGATCGGCGCCGGCATCAAATGCCAGGCACGCACAAAGGACGAGGGCTGGAACAAAGCGACCGAGGAGTGGTTGGCGATGTGGGAAGGTTCTTGTGACGTTCGCGGGATTCTTACTTACCAAGCGATGCAGCAAGTGGCCACCCGCACCATGCTACGCGATAACGAGATCTTTATTCTTTTGACTGATAACGGCGACGGCTGGCCAATGTTGCAGATGGTGGAAGGGCACCGCTGCGAAACTCCATCCTACGTAAAGGACGACGCTAAGATTTTTGACGGAGTTCGCATGAACAAGTTTGGGCGGCCTTTAAGCTACTACATTCGCACCGGGATAAACGGCGACACGTTCACAGAGGTGCAGGCCGCCGATCTCATTCTGTTGGCGGAACGCGACAGAGCAGACGAAGTGCGGTCGCTATCCAAGCTCGCATCCTGCATCAATCTGCTACTGGATCGGGACGAGATTCTGGACTATGAAATGCTGGCCTGTAAGCGGGCAGGGCAGATCGGCATGGCAATCGAATCGACGACCAACTCTGGCCCAGGGTTTTTTAACCCGACAGAGACTGATTCAACAAACCTAACGACCGACAACCTTTTCGGCGGTGGGGCATTGGTTAACGTCCCGATGGGCAAGACACTGCGTGAGATCAAAAACGATCGACCCAGCCAAAACTTGCAGCAACACATGGATCAGTACATCCGGGCAGTAGCGTCTGGGCTTGGCGTTCCTTACGCCTACATCTGGTCGCCCAATGAGCTGACCGGCCCCAGCCAGCGTTTCGTTCTCGCCCAGGCACAACGCCGATTCGATGAGATTTCAGACGCGGTGATCGAGCAGATGCTAAAACGGGTTCGCAAGTGGGCACTGGCCAAGGCGATCAAACGTGGCGACCTGACTCCGCCCAAGGGGATGGCGATGTGGTGGGAAGCGGTCTATCACACCCCAGCCCGCACCACGATCGACGCCGGCCGGGACAGCGCCGCCGATCGGGAAGATCTAAAAATGGGAATTAAGACTCTTGCCGACATTAGCGCAGAGCGCGGATCGGATTGGCAGGAGATCGTAAATCAGAAGATTGCCGAGCAGATCTACATTAAGCAAAAGGCACAGGAAGCTGGGCTGACTATGGCAGACGTTCAGATCACTGGCGCACCCGCTGCTCCTGCTGAACCCGTGGCCGCTACGCCACCGGCCGCACCGTTGCCAGAGGATACAACCGTGCAGCCCCAGCTTGAGGAAGCCATTGAGCCAGTGCAGGCATCAGTTCCATCCACAGAAACTTTCACAATGCGTGACGAGCCAGATTTTACCCTTACCTCAAAAGAGATGAATATGGTGGTAAAGGCGATCGGGATCGGGGCAAAGCCTAAAACAAAAAAGAGAAAGTAGTTGATTAAGCCTGCTGGGTAGGAGCAGGCTTAGAACATGACAGGCGTTGGAGGCTTTATCTATGTTTTGCTTGCTGTAGCAGCTTTCTTTTTGCTGGTACTTCTTTTGCTTTTGCCTGTGTTCGTTTTCCAGATTTCAAACTCATCCCTACGCAGTGAGGCATTACTGAAAAAGGCCGTAGCAGAACTAGAAAAGATTAACGCCCACCTAACTCCTCCGCCACCACCGCAGGAGTAATTTGACACGCCATGCGCGGGCATGGCTCAAAAACTATTTAAGGGAATTTCCGTCATCACCGCTGGCCCCGCTTTGGGTCACGGGATGGTCATCGATGCAGACACTCTGGAACAAGTCGTCCGGGCTGGGAATGATCTCGGCCAAGTAAAGGTACTCTCTGACCACAGCTCTAGCGTTTCTAACATCATCGGATACCTAGAAAACTTTACCTTAGACGGCGGTCGCGTTCGTGCGGATCTCACCTTATTTGAAAGCCACGAGGGCTTTGCCTACTTCAGCGAACTAATTGGCACACTTCCTGGGCAGATCGGATTCTCCATCAGCTTCAGTGGTGTGCCTAGGATGGCAGAGGACGGCACCCAACTGGCTGACGTCAGCACGCTTTACTCCGTCGATCTCGTGACTACTCCAGCGGCTAATCCGACAGGCGTTTATTCCGCACGGGTTGACACACGCAAATCGCTTAATATGGATACAACCGTAAAAGAATCAGCGCCGGTTATCGAAGCGGCGCCCGAAGCACCGGCGGCCCCGGCGTTTAATGCCGAGCAGGCCATCGCCGCTCTCTCCGCCCGGATCGACGAACTCGTCGGCAAATTTGCCGCCAAGTTTGAAGCCGTGGTCGAGGAAGCTCCCGCAGTAGCCGAAGCACCCGTGGCAGAAGAAGCGCCCGCAGTCGAAGCAGCTCCCGAAGCCAAGGCCGATCTGGAATCCAACGACAAGATCGTCGCTCTAGAAACCAAGCTCGCTCGCCTTACTGTCGAGCTGGAAGCCAGCAAAGGCACCCAGCCCGTCGAGATCAGCGAAGCCAAACCCCTTTCTCGTAATGAACTTCTCGCGAAGTTTAACGCAGAAAAAGATCCCCGTCGTGCGGCGGAGATTTTCAACCAAATCAAGCTCGCACGATAACCAAGAAAGAAGGATAGAACTATGGC